CATAAATCTATTTATAAGATTCTATGAGTCAGTTTCGATATAAAATGGATTGGGTACAATATTACCATTAGTTTTTACACTAATGATTTTTTCTTCATGTAATTTTTTGATTGTTCTTTCAGCGCCTTCACGTATACCAAGTTGCCAAGATTGATACGCACAGAAAGATATACATATTCCGACTAAAAGATATTCCATTATAGGTATACCTTTTCAACCCAAACTTGATATCCCTTTTCTTTCATTTTACTGGCAAAAGCTACAGCAGATTCTTCTAGTTCATAGAGATATTCTGCCACAACCTTTTGATTTTTCTTAGCTGTTATTTTATAAGCTTTATCTTTGATAGACATATACATCCATTTTTTCAGCATGTCTTAACGGTAAAGACTGATCGTATTTTCTTGCGTATGAACCATCAGCAATTGCGTGTATAGTTCTTGGACCACGACCTTGGCACTTTACATAATACCTAGGAAACTTAGCTCCTCTTGGATTCATGTAAGAAATCTTTTCGTTTTCTTTAGCATGTAAATTTACGGTGCTTATGGTTTTTCTAAGTCTTTGAAGTTCAAGCATATCGCCTGCGCTTCCTGTGTGTACTGTCATTACGTAACTAGTTGTTCTTGGATTTTTCATATTAATGTATTGGCCTCCCGCCTAAAGTTTCAAGTTCAAAATTGCCTTGGATATCATGACCAGTTCTCTGTAAAACTGATTCACAAAGCTTGTCCCATGATTGATTAATAGTTTCTGGATTTTTATCCTTAGCCCAAACTAATTCTATCATATCCAATTCGACGTCTACAGGTATGTTTGTAGCAATGTGTGTCATTGATAATATCATGCTTATGCCTCCTCTAGTCTTTTAGCTACAAGTAAATCTATTACTTGATTTCTATCAGTTGTAGCAACTCTTTCATCGAATGAATCACAAAGACCTGGTTTTGACCCACCTAGTAATTCTATTAAAATAGAACCTGTAGTCATTGCCATAATCTCTTCGATTATCGTAAGTGTTTTTGGTTGGTTTGTCATATTTATCTCCTTATCTTATTTTTAAATATAGATATATTATACCATACTTTCAAGCAAATGTAAACGTTTATTTTCACTTTTTTTGAAAATAATTGTGAGAAAGTGTTGATGCGAGAGAAAAGGTGGGGAGCTGTGATGGCTCCCCCATGATAATCATTACTAAAGGAGTGTTATACTTCTTTTGCTATAAAAGTGTATACACCGTAAGCAAGGGCTACCCAAGCTACTAAGTCAACTAAGCCACCTAGTAATAGGTATGATAATGATAAGCCGACAATAAGTCCGCCGTCCCAAGATGTACGTTCTGCCCATCTTGCCATTAACCATGCTTTTGCTGTATTTAACATGTTCATATAGTTCTCCGTCTATAGTTTGAAGTCAGCAAACGAGTCATTACTTTCGCGTTCACCAAACTTATTTATCGGCTTATCTGGCACCATTTCTGTCATAATGTCTGATTGAGCCGATTCCTCTACATCATATAGTTTCATGCGGGAACGGTCCACACCAACTACAAATCTCTTGTACTTGGTTGGGTCGTTATATCTATTCTTCAATTGTTTTACTAGCAATTGACCTAATTCTTCTAGTTCCTCTGTTGAAATAAGAGCAAACATTAAATCAGCCGTTGCTGGCAAACCAAACGATTCAGATGTATCTTCAAGACCGACATCAGTATTACTGAAACCAGACCTCGTGGTCTGTGTTGCCGATACTATTGGAACATTGAATTCCACAGCCAATCCCCGAAGTTCTTCGGCTATGGCTTTAATATAAGTATAACTATTTATACTTCCACCCATGCCACGCATGCGGCTTGAGGCACAAATATTTAAATAGTCAATATATATCATATCAGGCTTAAATGTCTTTTTGAGTTTAAGCTCATTAAGTAAAGCTCTGAAATGACCAGTGTGTGCAGAACCAGTAGGATATTCTTTCACTATAAGTTTACCTACAGATGATTTTGCAATTTTTCCAATCTTATCATCGAATACATTTTTAGGTAATGACCCAAGAGATTCGATTGGAAGGTTCATGAGATTCGCATCAATTCTTTCAGCGATTCTTTCTTCAGCCATTTCCATTGTTATGTACAATACATTCTTTCCTTGATTAAGTACTCCTGCTGCGCAATGACACATGAATAATGACTTACCTACGCCTGTTCCGGCTAAGGCAATGTTAAGTGTCTTATTAGGTAGACCACCTTTTGTTATTTTATTAAAGTAATCTAAGTCAAACGGTATTCTGTCTTCTTTACGATTATAAAAATCAAACCTTTGTTCGCTATCATCAATATAATCATGACCAATTTGTTCATCAAACGAAACACCAAGAGCTTCAGATAGTATTTCAGGTATAGCACCTTCACTTCTTTCTTTATCTTTACCATCAATGATTCCTATTGAATCCATAATAGCATTATAAACTGCTCTTTCTTTACACCACTTTTCAGCTTCAGTAATTAGGTAATCAGTATCGATATCAGATTTATCGATAATTTCTGTTACTAATCTTTGAGCATTATTTAATATATCTTCAGGAGCTTGTATTTTCTTTAACTCAAGCTCTAAGATTTTTGATGTTGGTAATTTATTATGTTTGCTTACAAATTGGACTATAAGGTCAAACACAGTTTTGTGTGTACCTTCAAAATACTCATTCTTTAAATATGGTACTACACGTCTACAGAATTCTTCGTTATGAAGAAGATGATTCAGTATGTGTGTCGGTAGTTGATTCTCCATTTCCAATTCCTATTGTTGATAAATTATTTTCTCTAGCATAATCTAGAGAATCTGTTATTATATATTGTAGTACCGAACCTAAGTAATTTTTAAATGCTTCATCTTTCTCAAGTTCGTCTACACTAAAATCTGCTGGGTCCTTTACTGTAAAGTTAAAGCTTAATGTTGCCATATCTAAAGCTGTATCTTCTTTGACACCAACTTGTCCATATATGACTATAACATTCTTCCAAGTGCCTGTCTTAAGTTTGACACCTTGAAACGCGCTTGTTTCATTCTCTACAATTGAGTAGTCATTTTGATTTATGTTATACATTACTCTTCCGTATCAATATCAAGGTCAATATCAACCATTGGTCTATGTCCAATAGAGTAATATGTTTTGACAAATTCTTTAAAGTCTGTATTTTCAAAGATTGGGTCCCAGAACTTTTTCTTAAGAGTATCTTTTTCTCTTACTTTAGGTTCTAGTATTTCTCCTGTCTTCATATCAACTGGAGCGTACCAACCAACGTTTGGTTTAACTACATATCCACCAGCCATTGCAACATCGAGTAATCCTGAGTATTGAGCAATACCACCTTCCCATGTTACTGAGATTGGTACTTTAGATTTTTCTTTTACAAACCTTGATTTCTCTACATTGATTACAAAATGATACCCTTGTATTTCTGTACCTTTTTTCTCTTGACGTCTTCCAATAATCCATATATTGTCTGATGAGTAATAGATACCTGTACCACCTGAAACAACTGCTTTAGGAAACAATCCAATTTCTTGATAGGTATGATTAACAGCAAGTAAAGGAACATTCTTCATGGTTAGATAAGGAGTAATCATTCTGAATAGTCCCTTTAATGCTTTAGCTCTCGACATATCAGCGACTGACTTTTCGTTGAGGGCATCTTCCAACTCTTTCTTAGAGGCTAAGTTTCCAATTGAATCAATAACAACAATTACTTTATCTCCTCTTTCGATATTCTCAAGTTGGCCTACCAAATCGAACTTAAGTTGTTCGACATTTTGGACTGGTGTATGCAATACTCTTTCAGTATCAATGCCAAATGATTCGAAATAAGATTGGGGCGAACCAAACTCTGAATCATAAAATAGCATTACTGCATCTTCATGTTGTTTAAGATAGGCTGCACCCATCAATAAAGCAAATGAAGTTTTAAAATGTTTTGAAGGGCCAGCAAGAACTGTAAGTCCTGAAGTTAATCCTCCATCGATATCACCTGATAGCGCAACGTTAACCATTGGAACATTAGTGACAGTTATATCTTTTTCAGCAAATAATACTGAATCAGATAGAATAGATGTATCTTTAATTTTACTATTCTTTTTTAATTTATCCATTATAGACATATTATCTTCTCCTGGCCTTTGATGGCCTATTAAACGCATCTAGCATTCTTTGTTGTTTACGACTTCTTGAAACAGCTTCAGCCATTTTTCTTTTTCTTTTGGCTGCAGGTTTTTCATAAAACTCTCTTTTGCGTACCTCTTGTACGATACCTGCGTTATCACAGGCTTTTTTGAATCTTCTAAGACCAACATCAAAAGGCATTTCTTTTGCTGGTCTTTTGTCTCTAGGATTACGATTCTTCCTAGGTGTTAAATCTATACTTGGCATAGTTCTCCTTTATTAAATTCTATAGTACTATTATACCATAAAATCAGTGAGTTGTAAACTGTTTTTTTCAAAATTATAGGTTCTTTTTTTATTATCCTGAACTAAGAACTTTGTGTCTACCATCTCAAGCTGATTGTTTAAATATTTTTGAACCATTCGAGCAGGATGCTCGGCTGTAGTCACTGGTACATTTTGACATATGTGGTTCAACGACCTTTTAGGATTTAATAGTATAAAGTTAAATGGTAACTTCATAAGCGATAAAGCTTCTCTTACTGTTAAATATCGGTCTTCGTCTGGATGTGTTAAGCATGTTGGCATATGACCTACAAAGGCTCCTATTTTATCTTTAGGAATCTCAGTAGTTTTTCTCATTATGTTACCACCTGACTTGAGCTTATGGTATTGTCTATCACATTTCTTTGCGACATTATCATATCCATGTTCTCTCATCCATTTTGCAACTTCTTTATAAGTTGTTCTTTCTTCTATATAATCCATAGGATTAGTAGTTTTTTCAATTTTATCTTGAAACTCTTTATGTGTGATTCCACCTTCTAATACTTCTAGTACGTATTTATAGTATGGATTCTCTGATGGGATAGCGTCATTGCAAAGTATCTGACTCATTGGGTCATTATCACATCTTTTGACTGCTCTTATATCATCAGCAATTGTTGTAGGTTGTTCATATATGTACTCAAAGAGTGGGACTTCGTCTCCTTTCCAAAAGAAGTAAAATGTGCGATCTCTTACTTGACTTAATCCATGTAATATAGATTTTGTTTTAAAGATACTCATTGTATAACCATTCTTCTCTGCTATCTTTCGTAATCTCTTTACTACAGGTTCTCCCATCTTACTTGCAAGCCTTGGAGCATTCTCTCCCCAAAAGACTTTCGGTTGTACTTCACCGAGTACATATTCAGCTGATTTATACATCCATTCGTTCATTGGATTAGTGCTTGAAGCAGAGGGACTAAGGGAACTAAGCCCCGCACATGGGCACACTGTATTAATCACATCAACTTTTTCTGTGTAACTCGCTCCCTCTGAGAGGTTCAAATATGGGACCTCATGTTTGTAATAATTGTTTAAGTGAGATTCATTATCTTGAAAGCCGTCAAAAGTAAGAAAATACTTTGGCTTCTCTTTAAAGACATTCTCCATTGCTATTGTTTCTCCACCTATAAGTGGTACTATACTCGCATAACTCATGCAAAAAACTCCTCTAATCCTGCTGCTTCTATTCCATTCCAATATGGATAGAACTCTCTGGATAAATGTATTGATTGTGGTTTCTCCATGTATTTAAAATCGAGCTTACCTTCTTTATTAAAGAGATGACCGGTCCATCTTTTGATGCCGTATTCTTTCTCTATATAATCGTTAAATTTATTTCTTGCATCATTTCTTTCTGACCAAGAACCGTAAAATGGTTGTCCTTTATAATATCCTGATTGTGGTATTCTTCTACTGACATCTTCTATTGGAAGCAACTCATATATCTTTGCATTATATTTATTTGCTTCTTCAATATACCTATCAGCTAAATCTTCTATCTTTTGTCCTAATCTGATTACGTGATGTCTTATATCTATATTACCAAAGTAACATTCTATCTCTTCGTAATCAAATGGAATATATTTATCAAATCCATCATTTATAGCTCCATTTAAAGTTTTGAATGGAACACTGTTTACTGTCCAACCTGGTCGATACATGCAAATGGAATGACTATCACCAATAACTATTTTATTAGTTTGATTAGGATAGTCAATTCTTTCGGCTTCATTGTACATGCGTTCTAGATTTTTAAGGTCTACCTCATGCCATTCCGGTTGAACCTCTTTCTTAGCTGATTCCAGTTTTGATTTAACCATTTCGTGATACGGCGGGAAGTCGATTCCAATTGAAAAGACTCTGCCTTTGAACTTAGAAAAGTTGACAGTGTTCTTAACATAAGGAAAACCATATACGCCACCAAACATATTAATTCCACCAGACCAATCAGTGCCGTGATAGACCCAAAGGTTATCATAATCATTGTGGTCTTGAATTTCTCCACCATAGTTGACATCGCAGTTTCCATATTTCTCCTTTATCATATCGCCATACATTACTCCTGCAGCTCCTCTATGAGAGCCTGGCCTTTTGGCTATAGGAATAAATGGACAATTAATTATATTTTTCATTAGATATATTATACCATACTTTGGCACAAATGTAAACGTTTTTATTCAAAGAATTCAGTAAGATTATTCGTCTTCTGTACTCGTGCTACACGTCTACGCGCGCATGCTCGTTCATCTTCTCTTATCTGTAGGTATACACCAAACTGACATGACAACACTTCAGTTCCGTAGTATTTAAGAGAATCTTGTTCGTATTGAAACAATTTTGTACCGTCCTTCTTATTTATATTAAAAGCTTTAGGATGAAATACGACATTCTTTGTTAATCCTATTTCATCTGAATTTTCTCTCATGTAGTATATTGCTTCATCATATAATTTCTTTGGAGCATCTGGCCACATAAGTTGTATTGTATATACTGCTCCTGGTCCAGGTGAAACAAATCTTTGGTCATGATGATACTTCATTTGTGGTAATACAGATGATGAAGCAGCTCCGTGAAATCCATAGTAATGTCCAATGCCAGGTTGTTCTCTTAAGAGAGTATATATTTCTGACATATGATTACATTGTTGCATTCTTTCTAAGAATCCAGTATCTCTAAACGAAGATACCCATTCACAAACATCAACTGCATGAAACTTTCTATCTTTGTCATTGTATTTTTGACGACAAAAGTTTCTAGCCGATGTTTGAATAGATGTATGCAACTCTGTTGTTCCCCAAATTGGTTGCTTGTTTTGAATAGCTTTATCTAAATTATTACGAACAAATTGAATATACTCTTGGTCATTATCAGCTATCTTATCGAAATCAACAAAAACATTGTCTTCTCCTGAAGCAAGAAAATGAACTCCTCTTCCTCCATAGAAATGAGATATAAAAGTATTGCCAACAATATTCATTATTGACGTATCTAAACTTGCAATCTCTTGACCTATGAATCTCATACGGTCATCTAATGTAATTGTTGGATGAAAATATTCTACATCTTCTCCAAGTCCATAATCATTTTTGCCATGACGATTTACTGATTCGTATTGTTCATCGCTATAACCAAGTTGAATTGCTGACCTTTGGTTTACTTTATATAGAAACCAATTGAACTCTTTCATGAGTTCTTTATCGTAATTCGACCAGTCGTAATTATATTTAGTACTTGACACGTTCCTCGTTATCTCTTTTTAAATGTACAATAGAAATATTAGGACATCTTTTTTTGATTTCTTTAATTTGAATTGGGTCATCTTCAAAATGCATTTCTATTTCTACTCCCAAGTCTTTTAACATATTAATCATTTGACCTTTAAAGATGCCTGATGCTTTTCTTCCATACAATGGATTATCTTTTATTCCATGCGTGACATTAGGATTAGGCAATTTTCTTTTTAAAGGATTCATATAAAGAGTATTGTATATACCTCTTGACTCTAGCATTTTTACAGTAGCTTCTCTATCAGTGAAAGGCCGCCCAGTAATGATGATGTCATCTTTACCGGGTCTTACGCCTGTGGTGCCTTCACCAAAATAGATTACTCCGTCGATATCAAACGAATTAATTTTCATAATCGTTCTTCGCATCTTGGAAGGTGTGAGGCAGGTTTTTTGCCTTCGGTCTATTTTCTTTGAGCTGAGGAGTAGTTATATCGGTCAATACTCTCCTAGCTAAAGCATCACATTCAAATTTGGCATCTTGAGTTTTGAGCTGTAATGGAGGAGTCTTTTGAGTCCATGCTGATGGTCCTCTTAAATATCCTACAATGCCCATCTCTGAAGCTACCTTACAAAATCTAATTGCTGAAACAACAACTCCACCAGAGTTTGGAGAGTCCTGAACTGAAAGTCTAGCTGACATTTCATATCTTGCGCCTGCAAATCCATAAGCAACCATATCAAAGTTTGCTATTTTATTATCAGACGAGATATAATCTCCACCTGGTTTTTGTTGAACAGTAAGAGATGGTCCAGCAAATAATGTCATACCTGCAGTTGATTCTCCTCTTACACTGTTCTGTCCTTTTAAAACATTTTCTTTTGATACATGTTTGTTATGTAATCTATATTGTTTTGCCATATTAAGAAAATCAGTATTTGCTGTTCTTCCTGTTCTTATATGCTCTTGTCCTTGTGTAGAACCAGCAGCCATATTCATTTGAATATGTTGTGTTACCATTAGACCTGAATCTAACATAGCACCTTGTAGAACTTCTGACATTCTTGAAGCTCCCCAGGCTGACCTCATATCTGAACCAACAATTGTTAGTCCTGCATCTATGAATCTTTGTTCAGTTACCATAGCATCTTCTGTTGAGATTAATGTTGGTATACAATTTACGAAATGTATTCCTGCTTCTAAAGCAACATCAATCCAGTATTTAGAAGCTTCTTCTGAACCTACTGGCAAATAGTTAATTAATACATCTACATCATGATACTGTAATAATTCAACAGACCTTTCAAAAGATTCTGCTGGTACAGCTCCATTTACAAACGTAACTTCATCTGGATAATCGTGCATGTGTGGAGCTATTCCGTCCATCTCTGGAGCTGAATAGACCATTGCATCTTTATCTACGCATGAACTATTTGATGTAGTAGTAATTTTATCGACATGGTCCATAGCGCAATTAGGCTGAGCTCTTAAAGCTCTTGCTAGTTTCTTATTTACTTTCCTTTTATCGATATCAAATCCTATAACAAACTCGATGTCATGTACTGAATATCCTCCGATATCTTCGTACATTAGACCTATTTTGTCTTCAGGATTTTCATTATAATATTGCACTCCTTCTACTAAAGATTTTGCGCAACTTCCAACGCCGATGATTCCGGCTTTTATTTTTGACATATTATTCTCCTTATATCAGTTTATTTGAGTGAGAAATTTGACTGGCGTACCAGAGTAGCTCACTATATACTATTAGTTATAACACTTATCAGACCACTTCCGAGGATAATGACTGCTGCTGTGTTTAAAATTATCAATGCTCTATCTTTCCAGATAAGAGCTACTATTAACCAACCGAATGTTCCAACTAAGGAAAACGTTTGGTCATAGAGAGCAAGTTCAGGATTAGACCTGCTTGCCATAGCAATTAAAAGAATAGCTGATGCTACCCATTTAATATACCAATCAATTGTATACTTAGGAGTTGCACTCTTAAATATACGCTTTGAATTTTGTAGTTCTTTTTCGTCAAACTTCTGTGAATTCATATTCTACTCCTGCCTCTTTAAATATTTCATCTGTTTTACCTATTGCAGTTTTCCATCTATCTGGAGTAGCTTGAGAGACTGCAACAACTCTTAATACTCCTGCTTGTATTATTCCTAATGAACAATCTCCACATACTGGTAAACCATAAATGTATAATGTAGAATCTTTTAATGATATACCATTTTCTGCTGCATTATATATACAGTTCATTTCAGCATGTACAACATATTGATACTTAATTTCTCTTTTATTGTATCTTTCTTCAGTATCTTCTATACCTTTAGGAAACCCATTATATCCTGTAGACAATATTTTTCTATTTCTTACAGCGATAGCTCCAATTTTTCTACTTGGGTCTTTACTCCAGGTTGATACAGATTTAGCTATATCAAGAAATCTTTTATCCCACTTACTTAACAAGATCGAAATGCCTCTCATAAACATGAAGGTTTTGTACTTGCCAATACATATGACCAAGTTCGATATGAACACCACTGAAATATAAATCTTTTTGTAGTTTTTCTTGTACATATCTTTGCCAAGCATAATCATTTCTATATCCAAACATTACATCATTGCTTCTCATTTGAACTGCAGCGTGTAAGTATCCGTCACGAATATAATAAGTCACTGCATTAGTACAGATAAAATCATTCTTACCATTTTCTTTATATTCACGCCATATACTTGGTCTTTGATATATCATTGATGCTCTACGAGAATCTGGATTAACCTCGCTTAATTCTTTAAGAACTTGATTGTATTGTCTATGGTATGTTTTACTGAATATAAGATGACCATAATTAGAATTGATTTCACCATGAACATTAGCAGTATACTGCCAAGCTTGAGGTGGTTCTTTATCTCCTTCAGGATAGATATCTGTTATATTAGTAGAACATGATTCATACCAATCTAGTTCGGCTTGAATATAATCTTGATTTGGTGTACCAAATATTGCTGGTTTATCAGCAACAAAAGAAGCACCAATAACTTCTATAGTATCTACACCAGTTTTGTCTTTAACAAAGTTACCAGCTTTAAGATGTTTCTTAAATACTTCTGCAATATCTGCTGTACTATTCACTTGATACATTTGTCACCTTGTTATTAAACATATCTCTTTGTGGGTCTTGACCTTCCATTTTACCACGAGCATAAGCAACTGCAAAAGAACAATAGTTAATCATGTCTTTGTAAGTATCTTCAATGCTTTCGAAGTTTGGGTCATCAGCCGATTCAAGCAATGAAGTTGCTCTCATCATTTTACCAAGAATAATATCATGAATCGTATCAATGCCACGTCTATAATGCATTGCTTGTACTACTGTTGATTCAGAACTTTGATAGTCTTGAGATTTTTTAGTTTGTAGTTCTGCGCATTCTTGCAGGACTCTTAAGCTTTCTTTCATAATGTCTCCATAATTTATTTAATATATCTATTATACCATACTTTGGCATAAATGTAAAGGTTTATTTTTTAAATATTTTACTACTTGTATGTTTACGTAGTTCATCGCCTTTGCCTGGAAAGGTTGTTATAAGTTTCATTTTACTAATTGGCCAACCTTCCATTTTTCTGCCATTCTTAGTTGTTATCATTGTAGTGTCTTCTCTATCAGTACATTCCCATAACATTGCGTCAGGAGAATTATCATACTCAACAAAGAAAAGACGGTCAACAGATTTACATTTCTTGGCTTGGTTTTTCCAAGCAGTGTTAACTGTAAAATAACCAAATGGATGTCGATTTTGCGTTTTAACTTCTGCAGTTTCTTTACCAATCATTCCATCCTTTTCACTATCATACTTATACGTACTTTGTGTACCATTGTAATACTCAAACACAAGCTTTTCGCCTATGTCACCCATCTTTTCTTTTTTAGTTACCATAATTATTCTTCTGATATAATTGCTTTTATATGTTCCGCATCAATAATAACAGCAGCCTTTCCATCGACATTTACTGGCATTGATTTTGACCAATCTAAAAATACTCTTTGACCTGACATTAATGGACCAAGAGCTTCTGTACTTACAGCTAAAACTAGTCCTGGTTTACTTGCCTTGTCAATTGTATCGGTAAGTATAATACCGCCAGCTGATGTATTATCTTTTTGTACTTCACTGATAAGTACATTGTTTCCTATCATTTTCATGTTTCTCTCCTATTTGTAGAATATGTGATTATTAATATAGACTGTTTCATTTAGCGATTCAGCCCAATAAGGATAAACACTATCGTTATGATAATGTGTTGACCCCTCTGTAATATCCGGATAAGCTCCTTGTATTACATCTCTCGCAATATGTAGAGATTTTAACCATGTTGGACTATCTACTGGGTCGTCAGATTTTCCATCACAGTACCAACTAAATTGGCATTGATGCAGTATTGGCGCCATATTACCTTTCCAATTTTGTTTTAATTTTGCTTGGTATATAACTCCACAAATTGAAGTTGGATAATTCATATGTTCTAATCTATTAAGTACTACATGAGCTACTGCAACTTTTCCAGCTAATGGCTGATTGCCAGCTTCAAAGTATATGTTTTGAGCCATACAATAAATATCATTGTTAGCATCACTTGCTTTTAATTGGCCTGGTAGTAACAATATAAACATTAACAACGCTCCAAATCCCATGCCATATAAAAACGCTTTAAACGGGTGCGTATTTTTATTCATTAATAATACCTTCTACCCAATTTTCTGCTGTATTCTCAGCATATCTTTCTGAATGATTGTGGACTTTTCTTGTTGCATGAAAATCAGTGCCTTCAATTAAATCAACTTCAAATCCAAGTTTTGTTTTATATACCTTTGCCATTCTATTACCTTTTTGATATTGATGGTATACTTCTCTTTCTGTCATATTAACTCCTATATGTTATTTTTAAACACGAATTCGATAGCTCGTGCAGCTTCTTTTTCTAAATCTCTTTTATTATACCAACCGCCTGTATCAGTATCTAAATCTCTACAGATATATTCGATTTCTTTTGGTGTAATTGGATATCCTTTACTATGAGCATTGCCAGCTGTTGTTAACATGATTTGATACATTTTTGCATACCAGCCAGTTCCATTGATTACTTTATATTCATCAACTTGTTTCTTATTAACGAAAGGACAATCACGATATGATGTCCATGTATAATTTGTATTGTTTAATTCGTTTCTTTTTCTTTCAAGTAAAGCTTTTTGTATTGCTTCAGGAAATCGATCGAACATTGTTTGATTAGGTTTAACGTATGGATATTGTTCCATAAGTTTATGTGGGTCCATAGTATCTCCATCATGAGAGAATATGAAGTTAAAACTGTTTTTATATTTAGCAGGAACATAATACATTCTGCTTAGGTCTTTGGTTTGAGCATCAGCAATATCGCCAATCTCTTTGTTTAAAGCATACCAAAAATGCTTAATGTCTTCTTTGTTAACGACATCAGTTAATGGAAAGACAAGTCTAAACTTTGGCGACTCAACTGTAGATGATGCTGTTGAATAACATACATAACGATACTTATCATACTTTGATTCAATATCTTTCATATCACCGCTATAATCATCAATATCAAGAATACCAAAGCCAGCCCAACCTACAACATTATCATTTGCACGAGTAGTACCAGTTTGATATATTGCAGGACTTAAAAGCGGAGCATCTTTCTTTGTAGGATATTTAGTCGACTCAGAAAGCTTATAGAGAATAGCCTCGAACTCGTCGAAACTATTGTAATCCATACGCTTATCTGTTTTGTTGTCGTATATACTATCGAATATTGTTAAACTTACCATGATTTCCTTCATGACTTGGACCTTCCCAACCTTCTGGTTTGATTAGGTCCGGCAATCCTAGTGGATTGGGTCTTTCAGGTTTTACTCCTACTGTTTTATTTAAGTTTGCTTTAAGTACTTCATCCCAAGCTTTGTATGGGTCGACGCCAAATGCGTCAAGAGTACCAATAGCAACTACACAAATATCGATAAGACCATCGACGATTTCTTCTGCATCGTCGTTAGTTAATGCTGCTTCAGTTTCCATAAGTTCTTCTCTTATGAATTTAATCCTGAATTCTAAATAGCT